GCCCCCCACTCTCCGCGACCTGCTGCTCCGCTCCGACCTTGGCCGCGCGAACCCTGCGCGCGTGGACGAAATGTTATCTCGCGCCACTGCGCCGCAGACCCGGGAGCCCGCTCGTGCGGATTAACCTCGACGAACTGTTCCCGTCAGCGCCGCCGCACGCGCCACGTCAAATTCGTCCTGGCCGTCATGGTAATGATGGCAGTAATCCAGTCATGCGTGGCGAAGGAAGTGGAAAGACTGCTCGTTCTGAGGACAATATCAGTACGCGTTGGGCGGCGATCTACACGCTTGAGCTTCGTGGTCTCGACCAGAAAGACATCGCAACTGCACTCGGTCTATCACCAACAGCAGTCTGCAAGATCGTCAATGACGACCGCTACATCGCCTACCGCGAGAAACATCTCGCCGAACTTGACTCTGAGTTCGTCGCGATGAAGCCGCTCGCGTTCGCCGCGCTGCGCTCCGGGCTCAACTCAAGCGACGAGAACACTGCGCTTCGCGCTTCCGAGCAATGGTTCAAAGGCGCTGGGTTCGGTGGGTTCGCGAAAGACCCCGTCCCGCAGACCCGACTCACGGCCGAAGATGTCGCCGCTCAACTCCTCGCTGGCCTCAACGTCAACGTGCAGGTGAATGTCGGCAGTGCCGCCGAAGGCGGTGAAGCTACACGCACCTCTGTCTCCTCCGCTCCCACTCCCCTCATCGACCAGGAGTGACGCGCTCATGGACGGCTTCACGTTTCCGCACGTCCTCGACACTCCCGCCGATCACCCCTTGCGTCGTGGCCCTGGCCGTACACTCTCGCGGCTCTTCGCCCGACTCCGCGAACTCCGCGACTACGCGCGCCGTGAATATCGCCACGACGCTGCGATGCTCGCCATTCTCCTCGAACTGGAAGAGATTGAGGAACTCCTCCAACGTCTTACTCAACCCCACGCCGCACTCACGCTCGACATACGCAATGACGTTATCACTGCTCAACCTGAGCTGGGCTCTGTGCCCGAAGTCGCTGCAACGCCGTCGCGCTCGTCACGTCGTCTCACTCTCACAAGGACTCCTCCCAATGGCAACGATCGTGCTCAAGTCAACAGAGGTTCACACGCTGACAATTGGACTCGTTGATCCGACGACCAATCAGCCCGAACCGTTCCCGGCTGGCGACACGTTCGCTGCGTCGTCGTCTTCGCCCGCAGTCGCCGCCAACATCGGCTCCGACGCGAACGGCGCCCCTGCTCTCGTCGTCAACGCACTCACGCTCCCCTCCGCCAACACGATGGGCATCATCGTCGAAGTCACTGACTCGGCGGGCGATGTCGCTGTCGATCTCACGGTGGACTATCCTGTCCCTCCCGTCGCTGGCGACATCGTCCTCAACACTGGCGGCGACGTAATCACGACGCAGCCTGCGCCAACCGCTCCCGGCCCGTAAGAGCGGAACATGTGCTGGCGACGTAGACGCGTGCGGTGGCCTATGACAGGTCGCTCACTCCGTCTGCGTCGCCGGTTCAACCGCGCGTGGCAACTCTTCTGGCGGAGTGCGGTATGAATGGACTGGCAAGTAGTTCTTTCCATCGGCGCACTTCTCATCGCTGGCATCTCGTTACTCGCGCGCTCGTTCGACAAATCTCTCTCGATCCGCGAGTACGAGGAGTTCCGCAGCTCGATCCGCGACCAGATCTCGCAAGTCCGGCTCGACACGCGCCGTGACGACGACCGACTCGAAGACCGTATTAAGATCCTTGAAGCCACACGCCCGACGACAGGTGAACTCGAAGCGAAGCTAGGGAAAGGAACCTCCGGATTATGACAGCAGCAGCCGACATGCCCTGGCAAGTCAAAGCATCGCTCGGCGTGTTCGTCTATCTCCTCCTCGGCATCGCTCTCGCACTCGCTTTCTGGCGCGGCGACAACTCCTCCCAAAGCATGATCATCGGCGCGATCATCGGGCAGTTCGCCACTGTAGTTGGTTACTACTTCGGCTCCTCCGAGTCGAGTCAGAAGAAAGACGCGACGATAGCTGCTTCTCTCCCCACTCCTCCTAAGGAGCCCACGCCATGAGGTCGAACTCCTACGCCATGAGGCCGAACACCTGGTTCTGGATTTTGTACGCGATCTTGCTCTTCGTCGAATGTGTCTGGTTCTGACGCAATCAGGCTGTGTTGCAGCCGTTCGGCCCGTTCAGCTTGATGTTCTTTGTCCTCATCGGCCTACTCGGCTGGGGTGTCTTCGGTGCACCAATCCGATGAGGCCCAAAGAGGCTCGTCGCATTCGGCAGAAGGCATGTAAGTATGCGGCCATCGTACTCTCAACGCGGAAGGATGAAGACTCACTCGCGCCGCTCGCGTTCTCATTGGCGGTATTTTTTGAGAGCTACATTGCGGGCGGAAGCAAAGCGACGGCGAAGGATTTCGGGCCAAAGCAACCTGTCAAACTGAAAGCACAATGATGAAGATTTTTTGGTACTGGCTCCTTTCCTGGCTTGGTTGGCCTCTCTATAGAATGGGATTTCCAACTCTTTACGGTTGGGCGAGCGGACGATATGCCATATTGCTGTTATCCGCTTCTGTGCCAAAGACGCCATGAGCCGCTTCACCACCCTATATATAATGTGTGTTCTGCCGCTCGCGGGCTGCGCGTCGGCTACTACTTCGGATCGAGCGTCCGCGCCATGACTGCTCTGCGCCTCCTCGCGCTCGCCCTCCTCCTCACTCTCTCCGCGTGCAGTGGCTCCTCCCACTGTCCTAACCCCGCCCTAATCTGGGAGTGCGCGACGTGACCGTTGGTAAGAAAGTCTCTGAACTCTTCGCTACTGACCCCACACTCACGCTCCTCGCCAACCTCGGCGGCAACGCGGCCAACGTCCACACCGTCACGGCCGCCACCTACGACCTTGCCGCGTCTGACAACGGCAAGTTCCTCGTCCTCTCCGGCGTCGCCCCCACCGCGATCACTGTCAACGCCGGAGTCGTCACCGCGGGCTTCGTCTGCACTGTCATCGACCTTATTGGCAGTAGTACCGTCGCGGTTGGTACTGGCCCCACGCTCGTTGCTCCAAGCGGCCACACAGGAGCAGCAGCGGGTGCTGTCTTCTACATCCACGGCCCTGTTACCGACACCGTCGTCGCCAGCGGAGCCCTAGTGTGACGCAGGTTCCACTCCTCACCGAACTTGGAGCGCGTGTCCTCACCGAAGACGAGTTGTTCCATCTCATTTTGGAGGAAGGTATGCCTACGATCACTCGTCTCGTGCCACTCGCCCGTCAACAGGGCACGCAAATCCCCTCCGTCCTCCCCACTGCGGACTGGTGCGACTCGCGCTCACTCGCCGCGAACACCGCCGAAGCGATCACTCCCCCTGTCGACGCTGACGGTAACAAAGCCACCATCTTTCGCATCAACGCGTCGGCTGGCCCCCTCTACATCAACTTCAACGCCACTGCTGTCGTCCCGACCACCGACACGACCAACGGCACGTCCGCGATCATGATCCACGCCGAACTCGCCCCCGTCATCGTCGTCGCGCCGCTCGCCACCGACACGCTCTCGATCATCTGCGGCTCGACCGCCATCGTCACTCTTGAGGCGTGGAATTGAACGCGCACGACTGCCCAATTCAGGAGCGACTGATGGCACATATCAGTCAATGTGAACGTGATCGAGAAGAGATACGAGAGGAACTAGCGCGGCAAGACGCGGCACGCGAAGACATGCACCGGGAGAACCAAGCGCGCCTAAGTCGTGTCGAACGCTCCGTCTACATCGCTATGGGCATTGGGGCCGCTCTCGTCGCCATCGAAAGTCATCTTAACTTCGTCAGCTTGAAGTGGGTGCCATGACTCCTATGCAGGTACGGCCCTCCCGTCGTAGTCGTCGTGCGCGCAGTGCGCGTCGTCAGCGGATCGCGCTGTGGTCGCTCGCGCTTCTTCTCGGCGCAGGCAGCGCAGCCGTGTTCGCCGATTACCCTGGCAAAATCCCCAACGGCACTGTGCTCGGCAACATCAGTGGCACGACGCGCTCCCCCTACGCGATCTCAGACACCACGACCGTCAACGGCGTGCCGTGTGCGCTTGGATCGACGTGTGCCGTCTCCGCGACCGCAGCCGGTGTCACTATCGGCTCTACCACTGTAACAGGTGGTACGTCCGGCGACGTACTTGTCGAAGTGAGCGGCGTCCTCCAGAGCGCCACCCGTCTCACCGCCGCACATCTCCCCACCGACGTGTCGTACTTCGATGTCGCCGAGACTCGCACCGCTCTGATGACGGTGAACAACTCAGACCTCGCGCTTCTCGGCTCCTCAACCGGCAAGACTACGTTCACGTCGCTGAACGCGGGCGCGTCAAACTTCACCGTCAATCTGCCCGGCTCGACCACGAACGTCCCGATCATCCCTCAAGTCATCACGGTCACGGGGCCGTCGGCGGCTCGAACGTGGACTGTGCCTGACGCGTCCGTCACTCTCGCCTCTCTCACCACTCCCGACCAGACGCTCTCGGGCGGCGCAAACGTCACGTCGCTCTCCATCGGCACCGTGTCGAGTGGTACCACCACCATCGACTGCGGCACGTCGCCCCTCCAATACCTCACTAACGGCGGCGCGTTCACACTCGCTGCGCCTGCCGCCGACGGCTCTTGCATCGTCCAGACGATCAACAACGGCTCGGCGGGCACAATCACGTTCTCCGGCTTTACGGTCGGTGCCTCGACCGGCGACGCGCTCGACGTGACCAACGGCCACAAATTCGCCATCTCAATCTGGCGGATCAATGGCACGTCTGGCTATCGTGTGGCGAACTACCAATGACACGCCGGCTGCTCGCTCTCGCACTCTCAGCGGCGCTCGCCTCGCTCGCCCCTCCGGCGTCGGCATCGAGCATATTCACGCCTGAGACAGTTTTCCCTACCCCCACCACGCCAGTCCAATTCCCTGGAGATATCGCGAACTTCACTGCATGGTATGGAGTGCGAGCGTATTCTTCTGCTGTCGCTGCCACTGGAACACAAAAGGCGCTCGATCTTCGGCGCGTCAGCGACAACGCAACTTGCACCGCTCTCATCGCCACCGACGGCACACTCGATCTCACGGTCGGCACGCCTTGCAACAGCAGCACTCAGACCGTCACCGCCTGGATCGGCGCTTCGACTGCGCGCGTGTCTAAGTTCTACGATCAAACCAACGGCAACGCTTGCGGCGGCGCGTCGTGCGACGTAGTGCAAGCAACGGCAGCCAACCAACCACTACTACTCCTAACAGGATGCGGTGGATCAGGAACACTCCCCTGCATACAGATAGGGCCGAGTCAAGGTGGCGGCATACTTTCTAGTCCCAATACATTCACTCCGAACGCTTCAGCTAACATATCTATCTCTAACGTGGGCAGCAGGAGCCAAGGCGTAGCACAGTTGTACTTTATCAGAGTGACTGACGGAACTCCTAGAGCCTCCGTGCTAGCTCATGCAGCGGGCAATTGGGACTGTATGGGAGACGCTAATTCAGGCGGAACTGATGCGACATGGCACGTAGGGAATTGCAGCATCACTTCCGGCACGTCAAACACTCTGTTTAACATTGATGGGTCCGAAACTACCGGCACGTCTTCCCCCTCATCAGCAGCAGGCCATATAGTTCTCTTGTGGACGATAAGTACAGGAGGCGCTAATGCCCTCCAACTAGGTGAGACGGGTTTTCAAGATAATATATTTTGGTCCTTGGGCACTCGCACGGCACTCTGTCACAACCAACGTCTCTATTGGGGTACAGGAGGGTCGTGCTGATGAACCCATACATGCTGTTCGCGCATATCATATCGCGAGGCATTGCGACCGGGCTTGGCAGCGTAGGGATATATGCTTTAGTATGCAGCTCATTCCACCCGCATCCAGACGCTGCGCTTGTGGCGATTATTATGCTGAGTAGTGCGACTGCGCTATGTGTGTGTAAGATATGACCGCACCCTCCCCCTACCGCACTGTCATCGAGGCGATGTTCCGCATCGTAGACAAGAGTGGCGTTGCGTGTGACTTCCGCCTCAACGACATACAGGCGCGGCTCGACGCGGGCTGGACTCGCCGCAACATCGTCCCGAAGGCTCGGCAAGAGGGTGTCTCCTCCTACATCATCGCCCGGTTCGTCGCGAAGTGTCTGACTGAGCAGAACCGCACGTGCGTGATAATTAGCCATGAGGCGGAGGCGACCACGCGTCTGCTCGGTCGCGCCCACTACATCCTCGAAAACTTGAAGCTCCCCTCCGATGTCAAACCAGTCCTCGGCACGAACTCCCAGAGAGCCATCGTATTCAAAAAGACGAACAGCACTATCTACATCGGCACCGCCGGTTCTCGCTCCTTCGGACACGGTGACACCATCACCGATCTGCACTTGTCTGAAGTATCAAGATACCCTGATCCTGAGAGCATCGTGCGAGGTACATTCCCAGCTGCGGAGCACGGTGAGATAACGGTTGAGTCTACAGGCAATGGAGTCGGTAACTGGTTCCATCGACAGTGCGTCCGGGCGCGGGAGGGCGTGGGGTTCACACTCCACTTCTTCGCGTGGCCCGACGCGCCCGAGTACTCCATCCCGTTCGCGAGCGAGGAAGCGCGCTCCCACTTCTTGACGGGGGTGCAAGAAGACCTCGGCGAGCCTGCGCTCCTCGCTCGCGGCGTCACCGCCGAACAACTCCAGTGGCGACGTGAGCGCCTCACGATCGACTACGAACTCGACCTCCACGCGTTCGCTGAGGCGTATCCGTTCGACTTCGACGAGTGCTTCCAGTCCAAAGGGTTCGGGTTCTTCCGCCGAGTCAAGTACGAGGAGACTGCCGCATGGACACGCGAGTCGGCGCAGCTTCATGTTCTCGCCCCTCATCCCCTCCCCGGCCACATCTACACCATCGGCGCGGACCCCGCTGGCGGCGTAGGCGCAGACAACTCCGTCGCCCAAGTGTTCGACCTCGGCGACCCGTGCCAAGTCGCTGAGTACGCGAGCGGCACTGTCGAGCCGCCGGAGTTCGGCGAAGTCCTCGCCCGTCTAGGCAAGAGGTTCAACTTTGCGTACATCAACGTCGAGCGCAATAATCATGGCGGTACTACTCTCGCCCGGCTGTTGGACGTATATCCGGTCTGGCTGGTCCATCGTGGGTCGCGCGGCGAGGAGTCTACGCAACATGTACTCTCACATCTCTCGCACTACGGCACACTCACAACCGCGTCGAGTCGTGGCATCATCCTCGGCACGGCGCGTGAGATACTCGCGACAGAATGGACGATCCATTCGCCACTTCTGAAGAGCGAACTCGCCACATTTATCGAGAAGGACGGCAAGGCTGAGGCAGACAACGGCTGTAAGGATGATCGCGTCATGGCGACGTGTATGGCGGCAGTGGTCGCCGAACGTGCAGGTGTCCTCGGCTCGGTCGGCGCAGATTGGGAGCACGCGTATGACGACTACGAACGTGTGCGCGAGCGCGACCCGTTCTCGTTCGAGGCGCTATTCGGCGAGCAGGGACGTGACCGGGAGGTCTTTGGGACGCCGGAGAGGTTTCACTGATGCGCGCGTGGTGGCATAGAGTAGAGCACTGGCTCGGCTGGAACACTGGCACTGTTGAGAGTGAGTGGCGCGACGGTTCGGTGTGGGTGTATTTCCGGTGTGGACAGTGTGGAAAGCTGTCCGACTGGTACGACATAGGAGTCTGACGTGCGCGTCCTCTTCATCTCCAAGGAAGGTGATGGGCTCGGCGTCGCGCAGCGTCTCACCCTTGAGGGACACAATGTCGATGTGTACGTGGCCGATGATCGGTTCAAGTCTGCTGGTCGGGGTATTGTTGGGCGTGTGTCTGAATGGCGCCCCGCTGCTCGAAAGTCCGATCTCATTATTGCTGATTGTGTGGGCTTGGGTCGCTTCGAGCGAGACATTCAGGCGTTGGGCCGCCCGTCGATTGGGTTCAGCGCCGCGCTCGACACTATCGAGCTAGATCGCCGCAAGGGCATGGAGTTGTTTGAGCGCGCCGGGATCAAGACGCCGGAGACGCTCTACTTCGACAAGCCCGCAGACGCGCTCAAACTCGTCGCTCAACATGGCTGGGGGGACGGATGGGTAGTCAAAGCGAACGGCAATATCTCGACGGCGAAGACCGCCGTGGTCAAGGACGAGGCGCTGTGGCCACGCGCCGTGCGCCAGCTACCGCCCGAGTGCAGTGGCATCATCCAACGAATTGTCAGTGGCGTCGAAGTCTCGACGGAGGGCTGGTTCAATGGGAGTTCGTTCGTCAAGCCGTTCAATCACACGTTCGAGGACAAGAGGTTCCTCGCGGGTGATCTCGGCCAGAACACAGGTTGTATGGGTAACATCGTCATCCGTGCCGACTCCAACCGGCTCACACGCGATACGGTTGAGCGCACAGAACCGTTCCTCCGAATGCTTGGCTACCGTGGCCCGTTCGATATTAATACCATTGTCAACGCTGACGGCGCGTGGGCTTTAGAGGTCACTAGCCGCATGGGCTACGACGCCGTGGAGGCGCTCTTCGAGGGGCTCGACGAGCCCGCCGGTGACTTCCTCTTCGACATCGCGATGGGGACGAAGCGCGACATGGCATTGACGGCCGACACCATGATTGCTGTTCGTCTCTCCATCCCCCCCTGGCCTATGAGGAGACCTGATCGTGACAGCGGCGGCGAGCCGGTCCTCGGCATTGACGACGACACGCTACTACACCTATTTCTCACAGACCTTGCAAAGGACGGTGAACAGTTCGTCACCGCCGGAGGAGACGGAGTGTTGCTTAAAGCAACAGCGATTGGTGCCGTTACCCCCCCTAAACCGCTTAACAACGGGAAGCGCAGTCGGCCCGACTACACCTACGAAGCGCGGCGACGCGTCTACCGCCTCCTCGACAAGATCAAAGTCTCGTCGAAGCAGTACCGCACCGACATAGGCATGCGTGTCAACGGCGACATCGCGCAACTGAAAGAGTGGGGGTGGCTGTGACCCATAGCGAGCCGGTGGTGCGGGAGGGGGTTGCGCGGAGGAGTGCGCGCGAAAGCTTGCCAGCGGAGGCGGGCGAAGCCCGCCGGAGCGAGCCCGAAGGGCGGCAAGCGCGCGCCGACGCGCAAGCGAATTTGCGAGCCGCTAGGGGGTCCCCCCCGAGCGCGAAGCGCGAGGGAGGGGGCGGCGAGCAACATGAGCGACCCCCGACACGGCGGCGAGCGTCTACGTTTTGTATAGGTTTACATCATGGCTAACACTCCTCGCGACGGTTATACCAGTAGTGGAAAGCCAATTCCTCAATACTGGATCGAGGCGGTCGCCAAAGGCAAGACCTTCCGCCGCACCTACGCGCACGAGGAGTCATGGCCCACGTGGCGGCGCTGGTATCGCGGTGAGTGGCGTCCCGACATCCTTCCCTCCAACGTATACTTCAAAATGATGCGGACGCTCATACCGCGTATCTACTATCGTAATCCGTCCGTCAGCATCACTCCCTCCAAGCCCGGCATCGAGAACATGCTGCTCTCGAAACTCCTCGAACGTGCCGACAACAAACTTATCGACGTGATGGGCGTCAAAGGGTCTATGAAAAAGGCGGTGCAACATGGCGTTATGTTCGGTACGGGTGGCCTCCGGCTCGGCTACGGCGCAGAACACACTCCTACCCCCGACGACATCTCCACCGAAGCCCCTGACACGGGTGGCCGAAAAGTCCAACGCCGCGTCGAGTACAACGATCTTGTCCATCCCAACATGCCGTGGCTGCTCGCCGCGCATCCAGGCCAAGTCGTCGTCCCGCACGGCACTGTGGATATTCACTCGGCCCGCTGGGTGTGCTTCGAGGACGTGCGCACTCTCGACGACATCAAGGCCGACCCGCGCTTCACCAACACCGACGGTATCATGTCAGGTGTCACGGAGGGACGGCTCCTCGCGCGCACTCAGTCCCTAACCGACCGTAACCGTGAAGGCGTGATCCTCTGGGAAATCCGTGACAAAAAGACCGGGCTCGTCTTCGTCATGGCCCCCCACGCCGTCAACACGAAAGTCGAGGACAAAGTCCTCTTCTGCGAGGAAGACGAGCTTCAACGCGCCGGACGCCTCAACTACTACCCCCTCATCTTCAACAACGACGATGAGGTCTTCTGGGGGATCAGTGACTCGCAAATTCTCGCTCCGCAGCAGGGCGAAGTGAACGAGATACGGACCCAACTCCGCAATCATCGCCGCGTCGCTATCGCTAAACTCCTCTCTGGCATCGGTACGATGACGCCTGACGAAGAGAGCAAAATGATCGACGGTAACGCGGGCTCCGTTATCCACGCCAAAGACATCAACCAGATCAAGGAACTCCAGCACGCTGGACTCGCGCAGATCATTCAACTCCTTGAGTCGGCGGGTGGCGTGTTGAGCCAAGAGATACAGGAGCTTCTCGGCCTCGGCGTCAATCAGTTTGGCGAGTACGCGCCCGGATCCGCGGACCGCTCCGCGACCGAAGCGAACATCGTCAACTCCGCCACCCAAATCCGGATCGACGAACGACGGGACGCGTGCGCCGACCTCCTCACCACTGTCGTCTCCGACATGAACCATCTCATTATCGGGCACTGGGACTCCGAAATGGTCCTCGACGTTGTCGGACCCGAGGGCGTCCCGATCTGGATCAGGTTCCAGCCACAACTCCTACGCGACGCTATCTACGATATCAAGATCGACCCAGACACGTCGCTGCCGCTGACGAAACAACTCCGAGAGGCGAAAGCGACGCAGTTCTACGGCATCGCTAAGATGAACCCCCTCATCGACCCGATGAAGCTGACGCAGTTCTGGCTCTCGGAGCAGTACGGCGTTGACGCCGACCACATGATCCGACAACCGCAGCAGCCCGGCCAGCCGGGCACACAGGAGAACCCAATGGAACTTGGACAAGCCGCCCAACAACTCCGTGGTGCACCCCCCGCCGCCCTCACTGCTATGGCAGGAGGGCGTGCGGCATGATCTGGCTCGACAAGTACGGTTGGCCGCTCGAACTCGTTCGAGGCCGCCCGTTCACCAACTTCATCCGAATATGTCTCCACGCGCGACGGAGAGAGCGCAAATCCGACTTCACCGCCAGGACAGGGATACGCGTACTATGATCTGCTACATTCACGCGTGCGAGCAGCCGTGCGAAGAGTGCGTGTTCGCAAACTTCCTCTACCACGCGTTCGGCCCCGCGCCGCGCGTCGGCGCTCCGTCCGTCATCGTCTTTAAGCCAGGCACGTTCGACCATATCTACAACCCGTGGGAGAAGCCACGAGTCATTGACACGCCGCAAGAACTCCGGCGTGAGTGTGCGGCGCGCGGGGTCGAGGTCGGCGCACTACGAGACTCGCTGCTGTGGCCGTCACGTGCGCCGAGGGAATGGTGATGTTGACGCTCTTTGGCGTCTCCGCGCCCTCTCGCCCTCCTCCACCCCCCTTGACACCCCTCCCCCATCAGTCGAGGCTGCTCACATGAACGACACCGCCCCGTCGCCCCGCATCGTGGGTCGCATGCTCGTCGAACTCCTCGACAACGGCTCTGCCCGCCCCTTCCCTCGTGTCACGTTCGATCCGGTCGGCAGGTTCACTCCCGGTCTCATCGAACAGTACCAGATGCACTTCTACCAACAGATCGAACTCGCTCAAGCTCGTATCCGCGCTGCGGCCCGTGCGTCTCCGCCCGTCGTCGAGTCTGACGATACTGCCCCCACCAATGCACGACGGAGAGCACGATGAGCGATCTTCCCACGACTACCACTCCTACCATTGTCGATCCCGCGACGCCTGCCACTGACCCTGCTGCCTCACCTGCCACTCTGGTTGGCCCGAACTGGTCCGAGTTTATCGGCTCGCTCGGCCAACTCAACGAGAGCCTCGGCGGCAAGCTCGACACGCTCGTCTCCGAAGTCCGCACGGTCGCGACCCCTCAAGTCGCTCCCTCAGAGCCCCTCGACTTCGAGGCGATGAGTCGCCCTGAACTCGTCGCTCACATCGTCGGCACAATCGGCGAAGCGGTCCGCGCGCAGATCGCTGAAGCACTCTCGCCCGTCACGGACCAACTCACTGGCCTCCAGATGAGCGTGACGACGAAGAGTGCGACGGAGTCCGTCGAGCGTCTCCGCGCCGAACACAAAGACTTCAACGACTGGAAAGACGAGATGATCGGGCTGGCACGTGTCCACCCGACGCTCGACATTCCAGCACTCTACACGCTTGCGCGTGGCTCAAACTCCGCGAAGGCGGCGACGCTCGACGCGAAGTACAACCCGCCGCCACCCAAACCAGCGCCTCGGTGGGGCGGACTCACACCAACAGGCGGCGCTGCCAACGGCACGCCGGTTCTCTCCTCCCGTGACGCCGGTATCGAAGCCTACCGGGAGGTTTCTGCGAAGTATCCCGGCGTTCTCGCCGTCCTCGAAGGCATGTAAGGAGACTGAGCCGTGGTCAATCAATTCACTCAAGCACTCGACGATCTCTACACGACGACGTGGCAGAAGCGTCTGCCGGGCGTCTTCGACAACATCTTCACGGCGGCGCCGTTCTGGTTCTGGCTGAAGGACAAGGGCAAACTCCGTCCGGTCCGCGGTGGCCGGTTCCTTGAAACGAACCTCGAATACGGGCAGAACTCCACCGTCCAGTGGATCGCGCGAGGCGGCACTGTCGCGATGAACGATTTCAAGTTCCTCACTGTCGCTCAGTATCAGTGGCGCTATCTCGTCGCGAACATCCTCCGGTTTGGCGTCGATGAGCAGCAGAACTCTGGCGACTCGCGCATTATCGATTGGGTCAACGCGAAGCTGAACAACACCGAGGAGTCGCTCACTTCGACACTCGAAACCACGCTCGCGGCGGGCTCCGGCGCTGCCACTCTCCCAGCCGCGTCGATCGACGGCCTCCAGTTCCTCGTGCCAGACTTCGCCAACGTCGCGTCGTCGTCCTTCAACGCGGGCGGAATTGACCCCTCGGTCTACACGTGGTGGCAGAACCAAGCCATCGACATGACGGGACTCAGCTTCGCCGTCAACGGCGTGGACAAGATGCGCCATCTCCTCAACCTCTGCATGAACAACCGTCGGATGGACGCGCCGGACATCATCCTGTCCGACATGAACTCATACGAGTTGTACGAGGCGACTGTAATCCCGGCCTACCGGACGAGCAACAACCGGCTTGCCGACATGGGCTTCTACAACCAGTCATACAAACTCATCCCAATGGTCTGGTCGCCGGCGATCTCGCAACGCATGTATTTCCTCAACACGCGTTTCATCGAGTTCGTCTACGATCCGGGCTATTTCTTCGACATGACTGAGTGGAAAGCCATTCCCAACCAGGTCAATGATCGAGCAGCGCAGGTCGAACTCGCGTGCTCGTTCATGACGAACAGACGGCGCGTGCTCGGCGTCCTTAGCACCATCGACACCCCGTAAGGAGTCCTCGACATGACTGCACAATCCTGGAAATCGGCGCTGACGGACGTTGACTCGACAGCGCAGGAGACTCTCGGCACGATCCGCGAAGACGACAACAAGCGGTACAAGTACGTCCAGTTCTCCGGTACGACGGCAATCGACGCGGGCGACTTCCTCTGTTATCTTACCTACGCGAGCAACGCACTCCTCCAGATCGTCGATGGGGCGAATGGTGGCTCGCTTGTCGGCGCAGGTGTTGCGCTCGCTACCGTCGCGAGTGGTGCAGTCGCGTATGGCTGGATACAGATCAGTGGCGTCGCTGTGCTCGAAGAAACCATCGCGGGATCGCCCTCTATCGGCGACGCACTGACGCACGACGGGCAGGCAGCGGGCGTGCTCGCCGTCGTTAGCGACGCTGACAGCCAGACCGTCGCGATCTGCATGGACGCGACCTCGAAGACGGTCGTTCTCTGCTGCACGAACTAAGGAGGCCGTCATGGCAGTTTATGCGGCGACGGTCACGCTAGATACACCGCGACCGGGACGGCTTGGCAACACGTCGATGGGCGTGATCTCTGGCTCGTGCCACATCACGAACTACAACTCGACAGCAGTGGCAATCGCGGCGATCACGAAGGCATTCCTGCCGGGCGGCAAACTCACTGTCGTCCCTAACGGTATCTCGTCGGCGGGCTTCATCATGGCCTGGAACGCGGCGGCCTCTGCCTTCAAAGCGTATGGGACAGCGGGGGCGGACATCACTGTCGGTGCTGGCTCGATCACCGCTGCCGACCCGACACTCGTTATAACGAGTGGCACGGCAGCGACTCATCCGGCAGGGCTAGCGACGGTCGGCGGAGCGCACTTCGTATCGGATGCAGGCTACACCGTCACTGGATCGGCAGGCGGTCTCACGGCGGGCGCAATCACCGACACGCGCACACTCTCCACCGCAGCGGGCGCGATTGCAGAAGCCTCCAACGACCAAGATGTCGGCACGTTCACATTCCTCGCCATAGGGCAGTTAGGATGACAGCGTGGGCGCGCTCACACTCGGAGACTTCCGCGACGAGATACTAGCGGGGCTCGGCAACCGGACGGAGCAAGACGCG